GATGAAGTATCTCTGCGAATAGCAGGCTAGGCGCCGGATACGGACCCGTATGTCCGGTGCCGTGGGAGGGGGCCGCTAGAGCGGCTCCCTATCCCGATTAGGCATTATTTTTGAGGAGGTGAACGTGGATCCAAAATTTTTGCATATTTTGCAGCACTCCCTTGGTGTTGATCATTACGGCCAGGGCGAACAATACCGGAATCATTTTGCAACAGGGCCAGGGGGAAAGGATTTTGACGCTTGTCAGGCGCTGGCTGGCATGGGGTTGATGATTGACCACGGGCCAAGGGCAGTCTCTGGCGAGATGCACGTTTTCACTGTGACGCCAAGTGGCGTTGATGCTGTGGCGATAGAGAGTCCGCGACCACCGAAGGTGTCTCGCAGTAAACAACGATACCAACGATTTTTGGAGTACGGAGACGGGTTTCGTTCTTTTCTTGATTACTGCCGATGGGACGCGGATTCGGAACGCTCGTGGAATGCCTAACCATTGATTAACCAGACCGTGCAAGGTAGCCATGTACCGGAAAAGAAAGAAAGGCAGCCGGAAATTCAACGAGCGCATGGCCAGAGCCAGGGCGGCCAAGGAACGTAAGCGCCTGGCGGGGGAGCCTCTGCGGTATTCTCCGGAGCTGCCTTTGATTCGTCGGCAGGTGGTGGTGGAGGATTATGATTGTGGCGAGGTGGTGAGGCATGTTTTTGTAATGGCCCGCTGCAGCCGGATCGATTGCTATGAGGTGAGTGTGGATGGGCGTCCGCTGGGGCGCATGGGGTGGTCTCGGGCGCTGGAGATGGTGCGCAAGGCGTTTGTTCGCTGTGGTCGTTTTGATTAACTGACGGGATGGTTTTAAATGGCACCGAAGGCGAGCGGACGGATGATCCGCAGGAGCATTTCAGAATCGGAAGGGTTTGCCAGTCTGTCGCCGGAGGCGGCGGTGCTGTTCGCGATGATGATCCCGCATTTCAACGCCCACGGCAAGATGCCGGGCGGCCCCGGGGTGGTCAAGGACGAGATTGTCCCGCTGATCCCCTATCTCACCTACGACAATCTGCCGCAGTATCTGCAGGAAATTTCTGATAAGACGAACGTGAAGTGGTTTCGCTGTGGCACCAAATGGTATCTGCATGCGCTGCATTTTCTCTCGGAGCACCAGGACCTGCGTAGGGAGAAGATGGGCGCCGACGAGTTGCCTTCGTGGCCGGAGATGGAGGAGGCCGGGGAAGAAGCGCCGGAAATCGGGGATGTTGCCGAGATTTATGAGGTTGTTTCTGAACTCCCGGAGAACTCCGGGAGTAGTCCGGGAGTAGTCCGGGAGCGCCCTTCGCGCGCGGAAGGTTTGAAGGTTAGAAGAGAAGAAGAAGATCAAAACCCTACTACCTTCGTTGGGGGGGGTAGTGGTAGAGACTCGCGTGCGGGCGATCCCCCCCCTGATGCCGATCAGGCTGAGGAGATGGAGCGGGAAGTGAAGCGCATCGAGCGGTTGCATCTGCAGACCTGCGGGTTGTCGACCCTGCCGCCGTTGGCGATGGTGCGGGAGATCCTGCAGCAGGGCATTCCTCCTGCCCGGATCGATGATGTCTACCAGGCGCACGGCGGGGATATCGTGAAGTACCGGCAGCGGAATATCGTGGAGCGGCTGACGGCTTTGAGGGATGGTCAGGAACGGGATCCGCCGCCGAGGGGCAGGCGACCAAGGGATGGGTTGAGCGCGTCGGAACGGAGGCAGGAGGCGACGTTTGCGGCGGCGCGGGAATTTGCGGGAGGTGACGGATGACGGTGGCGGATAAGCAGCGGTTTGCGGCGGTGATGGGCGCGTTGGGCGTGGCGTTTGACGTGACGGTGACGCCGCAGCGGATGGGGCTTTATTTCGAGGACCTGGCTGATCAGCCGATATGGGCGCTGGAGTGGGCGGCGAAGGAAGCCCGGCGACGGCTGAAGTGGTTTCCGAAGGCGGCGGAATTGCTGGAGCTGGCGCGGATGGCTCCGCGTCCCCTGGGCCCGAGGCTGGAGCCGCCGGTGGAGCGGGTGTTGCTGGAGGACCTGGAACCGCCGGAGGTGGCGCGGCGGCGGCTGGAGGAACTGGCGAGGACGCTGAACAGCCGGTTCGGTACGGGGTTTTTCGTGGACGAGAACCAGGGTCGACCGGCTCTGGCGGGTGGCAAGAGGGGATTGCGATGAGGAGGTCTTTTCAGGGAGGGTTTGCCGATGGATCGGGGACGGAGGTGTGCCTGGGTGGGGTGTGAGAAGCCGCTGATGCGGAAAGCGGGGGAGACATCCCAGAATTTCGCGAAGCGGCGGTACTGCGACAAGAGTTGTGCGGCGATACATGGCAATTTAAAACGGAAGAGGCGGTTCAACCGGAGGAGTTTTCAGGCGGCGGGGTTTGCGGGTGGTTGAAGGTTTTGGCATGGTGTGGCATTCTGGGCGAAAGGAGATCTGGCGATGGATGAGAAGCGGGCACGGGTGCTGCGGCGGAGGCAAGCGCGGCGGTTGCGATCGAGGCGCCGACGCCGGTGGGCGGTGTCTGGCGGAACGACGCCGCTGGTGGCCAGGCTGAGCGGAGTGTTGCGCGGGCGCCACGAGGCCGGGGAGGCCGGGGAGGAGATCGCGAGGAAGTATCGTGAAAAGGGATGAAAAGACAGGCTGCGGCGACGCGGCCTTTCTTTTTGCCTGGGCCGTTCAATATCTTAGTGAAATTTTTTGCTTGATTTTCCCGAGAATGTTGCGGCAGGGTCGGGAGCATGGGCGAGATTCAGCGTGAAAATAGTGTGCCGGGGCAGTCGGTGCTGCCGGGGATGGCGGAAGATCTTGGCTATGAGGCCATTGTCTTGAAGCCGGCAGTCGAACGATTCTGCTGGGAGTTTGTGTTGCGTGGTGAAAACGGTGCGCGGGCGTATCGGACGGTAAAGCCTACCGTGAAGGAGAGCACGGCGCGGGTTGAAGCGTCGAAACTCCTAACAAAACCTGACGTTAATCAACGCATTACGCAGATTCGGGCGGAGTTGAGACGGCGATACCGGGTAACGGCGGAGGATCTGATCTTCTACCACGGCAAGGTGCTGAAGATCGATCGCACGGAGTTTCTGGACGAGTTGACCGGGCAGGCGAAGAGCCTGCAGAACCTCGATCCGGAGGCGGCATCGATCCTGGAGTTTGACCACGGCCGGGACGCCAAGGGCAACGAGTTTGTGTTGTTCAAGGTGCCGCCGCGGCACCAGAGCGCGGTGGAGTTGGCGCGGATGATGGGGCTGCACAAGGACAAGACGGAGATTTCCGGCCCGGACGGCGGCCCGATCGAGACGGAGAACGTGGTCAAGATCTACATTCCCCACAATGGCCGAGATTAGACCGCAGGAGGGTCCGCAGGAGGTCTTTCTTTCCACTCCGGCGGATATCGCGATTTACGGCGGGGCGGCGGGCGGGGGTAAAAGCTGGGCGTTGCTCTTTGAACCATTGAGGCATGCGACGAGGAACTCCGAGTTTGGAGCGGTGATTTTTCGACGCAATGCGACGCAGGTGAAAAACCAGGGCGGTTTATGGGATGAGAGCATGAAGCTCTATCCTTCGGCGGGCGGGCTGCCGACGATTCACCAGCTGGCGTGGTCTTTTCCTGAAGGGGGTACGGTCAAGTTCGGGCACCTGGAGCATGAGACTACGGTGCTGAACTGGCAGGGATCGCAGATCCCGCTGATTGGTTTCGATGAGCTGACTCATTTCAGCGAGTCGCAGTTCTTTTACATGTTATCGCGTAACCGCAGCCTGTGCGGGGTTCGGCCGTATGTCCGGGCGACAACGAACCCGGACGCGGACAGTTGGGTGGCGAAGTTCATCGCCTGGTGGATCAACCAGGAGACGGGCTTTCCGATCCCGGCGCGCTCGGGGGTGCTGCGCTGGTTCATCCGGGTCAACGACAAGTTGACCTGGGCGGATAAGCCGGAGTCCTTGGTCGAGCAGTACGGCGCCACGGTGATGCCGAAGTCGGTGACGTTCATCCCGGCTTCGATTCAGGACAACCGGCTTTTGATGGAAGCCGACCCCGGCTACATTGCCAACCTGATGGCGCTTGACCAGGTACAGCGCGAGCGGCTGCTGGACGGCAACTGGAAGGTCCGTAAGCGGATCGACGGGATGTTTCAGAAGGGCTGGCTGCGGTTCGCGGAGATCCGGCCGGCGACGCTGAACATCTACATCATGGTGGATCCGGCGAGCAGTAAGCGCAAGAAGAGCGACAACACGGCGGTGGCGGTGATCGGGGTGGATGCGGCCCGCAATAAGTATTTGTTGGACGGCTACTGCCACAAGATGAATCTGCGGGAGCGGTGGCTGGCGCTGCGCAACATGCGCCGCAAGTGGATGCGGATGCAGGGAGTGCAGGGGGTGTTCTGCGGGTATGAGCGTTACGGCATGCGCTCGGACCTGGATTATTTCGAAGAGCAGATGGAGCTGGACGGCGACCATTTCGAGATCAAGGAGTTGAACTGGGCGCAGGACAGCGAGCAGAGCAAGCCGGACCGGGTGCAGCGGCTGGTGCCGGATTTCATGCAGGGGCGTTTATATCTGATCGCGGTGGTGACCCGCACGCTGGAGGACGGCACGAAGGTGCCGGCGGAATCGGCGGCGCAGATCGAGATGCGCCGGCGGGGCGAGGAGTTTCGGGTATTGAGGCCGGTCAGGCAGCTGGACCACGAGAAAAACGCCTATGCCCTGAACGCGAAGTTTTTGAACGAGTACCTGAATTTCCCCTCGCCGAGTTTCCCGGATGATTTTATCGACGCGGTGAGCCGGATTTACGATATGGACTACCAGATCCCAATGATCATCGATGACCAGATGCTGGAACCGGAGGTGGAGTGACATGCAGCCGTCTGAAAAGGTTTCTATTTCGCATAAGCAGTTTTCGGAGATCGTCGCGGAGGCGGACGACCGGCCGGAGGATAAGACGGCCTATCGTTTCAGCAATGGTCGGCGGTTCGACCAGGGCGCCGGGGCTTACGAGCCGGAGGCCTAAAGGATGGAGATGTCGTGCCCGGAATACGAGCGGTTGCCGGAGAGCATCAAGGCGATCTATTCGTTCAAGCAGTGGCTGTGGCTGTCGCGGCCCGAAAAGAACCGGCTGGTGACGCGGGAAACGGAACCGGAGGTGGAGTGATGGGGTTTAATCCTGGCCATGTGTACGGCAACTTTTTTGCCTGCGACGGGGAACCGCGGGCGGCAATGGTGCCGTATGTGAAGGAATTCGCCGCCGAGGTGCTGCCTGCGGGGACCCGGTTCGACGTTTACACGACCGCGCAGAAGGTCCGGATCGGGGAATTGCCGACGGGCCGGACCATTGTGGGTTATCCGCTGTGCTGGCGGTATCCGGCGATGCCCAAGGGGAATTTCCGACTGATCGAGAGGTGCACGGTATGAGTGTGGTTTGCAGGGAGGATCAACCGAGGCTGGCGTGCGAGTTCGACCCGTTTATGATCGTCGATCCGCTTGACCAGCAGATCTGCGTGCTGGTTGCGCAGGTGCTGATGCGTCACTATCCGGGCCACGACTGGCTGGTGGAGGCGGACCGGCGCAAGGGGCTGATCGATATCCGCAACGTATCGCTGGATGGCAGCCTGGGGTGCCGGATTCCGATGGGCGGCTATGCCACGGCGTCGGAGCTGGAGAAGCTGGCGATGCGCTACGGCGGCGAGATCCTGGAGCGTTTTCACGTGGAGCGGGGCCGGTTGAATTCTGAGCAGGTGAATGCTTTGCCGACCGATTTTGCCGGGCGACTGAGGGTTGACCGATGAGTGAAGCGACGGCTGAAATGCAGGATTCCGCAGAGCGGGGCGTCGACCGGGACGGTTTCTGGCTGGGTCTGGCGCGGGACGCCAATACCAGTTCGACGAACTTTTTCGACGTGAACGTGCGCACCAGGGTGATTCAGGATATCCGCCAGTTTCAGGGGGAGCATCCGGAGGGCTCGAAGTATTTCACCGACGCCTACCGCCTGAAGTCGAAGCTGTTCCGGCCGAAGACCCGGGCGACGATCCGCAAGAACGAGGCGATTGCCGCCGGGGCGTTTTTCTCGACGGAGGATGTTGTCAGCCTGCGGCCGGTGGACGTGGACGATCCGGAGCAGATGGCGGGCGCCAAGCTGCAGCAGGCGTTGCTGCAGTTGCGCCTGACCCGGCCGCATCCGCAGGGCCTGCCGTGGTTTCTGACCTGCCAGGGAGCTTATCAGGAGGCGCAAACGGTGGGGCTGGTGGCGTCGTTTCAGCGCTGGGTCTACAACGAGCGCAAGCGGGTGGACCGGCCGGAGGTGATGATGCTGCCCATCGAGAACGTGCGTTTCGACCCGGCGGCGGATTGGCGGGACGTGGTGAGCTCGTCGCCGTACCTGATTGTCTACTGGCCGATGTACGTCAAGGACGTGAAGGCGCGGATGCGGCCGGACCCTCAGACGGGCAAGGCGAAATGGCGCGCGTATGGGGACGGGGATATCCTGGCGGCGAGCAAGATGAGCGATTCGATCCGCCAGGCGCGCGAGGGTAACGGCACGGACTCGAAGCAGGCGAACACGGCGGCCAACGATTTTTCCATCGTCTGGGTGCATCAGAATTTCATCGAGGTCGACGGTGTGGATGTTTTTTTCTACACACTGGGGACGGAGCGGATGCTGTCGGAACCGATGCTGGTGGAGGAGGAGTACCCGCAGGGCCGGCCGCTGGTGATCGGCTTTTCGGTGGTGGAGGCGCACAAAGCCTATCCGGCGAGCGTCTGCAGCCTGACCCGCGACGTGCAGGCAGAGATCAACGACCTGGCCAACAAGCGGATTGACAACATCAACCTGATGCTGAACAAGCGCTATTTCGCGGCGCGGGGCAAGAATATCGACCTGCGCAGCCTGACCCGCAACTCACCGGCTTCGGTGACGCTGATGGACAACGTGGCGACGGACGTTCGGGTCATTACCACAGATGACGCGACGGCCTCCAGTTACCAGGAGCAGGACCGGCTGAATCTGGATTTCGACGACGTGAGCGGGGTGTTCTCGGGTTCGAGCGTGGCGAGCAACCGATCGCTGAACGAGACGGTGGGCGGCATGCAGATGCTGAGCGCCAACGCCAACCAGGTGTCGGAGTACCAGCTGCGCACCTTCACCGAAACTTGGGTGGAACCGGTGCTGCGGCAGGTGCTGATGCTGGAGCAGGCCCACGAGTCGGACCAGCAGATCCTGACGGCGGCGGCGCAGGCGGCGGGCATCGACCCGCAGCAGATCACCGAGGCGATGCTGGTGCAGCAGACCCTGCTGACGGTGAATGTCGGCATCGGGGCGATCAACCCGCAGATGCAGCTGCAGCGGTTCGTGATGGCGATGAAGCTGCTGGCCGAGATCCTGGGCGCGGACTTTCTCAGCCGGGCATTATCGGAGGGGGAACGGGAGATCGTCAAGGAGGTGTTCGGCAAGAGCGGTTACAAGGACGGCTCGCGCTTCCTGCCGCCGCAGGACGAGGAACAGGACCCGCGCCTGGCGCAAGCGATGCAGTTGATCGAGCAGCTGCAGCAGGCACTGCAGGCGAAGAATCCGCCGGAGATGGTGGCGGCGCAGGTGCAGAAACTGTTGGCGGAGGCGGCGCTGAAGAAGGTGGAGGCGACCAACAAGCGGGTGCAGTCGCTGTTCGGCGCGATGAACACGGCGCAGGTGGCGGTGACCACGCCGGGGGTGACGGCGGTGGCGGATGCCATTGCCCAAAGCGCCGGATTTGAGGACCAGGATGGCGGGACGGCCTACCCGGAGGGTGGGGCGCCGCAGGAGATCCCCGTAGAGGGGCGGATGCCGGTGAACACCTCGCCGAATTTCCCGGCCAACGCGGCACGGGGGATGATGGCGGGGATGGAGGCGGCCCCGAGTGTTCAACCTGATATGGAACAGGTGCCGGCATGAACGGCGGCGGCGAGAAGGATCTGCTGCAGCGGGTGGAGTTCGGCATCGAGGTCGAGGCGTTTATGCGCGGGCCGATCGGGGAGCACCTGCTGACGCGGCTGCGGGAAGAGGCCGAGCAGGCGCTGGAGACGCTGAAGACCGGCGACCTGCGGGATACGGAAAAGTTCATCGAGGCGCGGCTGATCATCCGCCGTACGGAGAATATCGATAGCTGGCTGGCGGGGATCATCCAGGAGGGATGGCACGCCGAAAACCAACTTAAAGGGGAGGAACTTTAGATGACAACCGTTGATACCGCTACCAATCCCGGCGCGGAGCAGAGGACGGACGAAGAAGGGGCGCAGCGGCCGAAATCCGCGCGCGAAACCATGATGGAGCAAATCGACGGGCGGCACGAACAGGCGCTGTCCGGTCAGATCCATCAGCAGGCCCCGTTGTCGGCGGACATGGAGGAGACGGTGCTGGTCGACGACCCGAAGCGTTTCAAGCTCCGCGTCAAGATCGGCGATCGGGAGGAGGAGAGGTCCCTCGACACGGTGATGAACGAGCTACAGTCGTCGCAAGGGCGGCTGCGCTCGCTTTCGCAGCGGGAGAGGGACTTGCAGGCGGCCCTGGCAGAGAAGGAGCGGCTGCTGGAGCAGCAACTGGTGGCGCAGCTCGCCGCGCCGGAAACCACGGACGATGAAATCAACGCCCGCGTTTCCGAGGTGATGAATGCGCTGGTCGAAGGGGACGAGGAGAAGGGCGCCGCAGCCCTGCGCGAAGTGCTCAAGAAGGGGCGCCAGGCGGCTACCCCCATCGATGAGAAGCAACTGGTCGGCAGGGTCAAGGCCGAGCTGGTCAGGGAGCAGGAGCAGACCCAGGCGGCGGAGGTTTGGGAGTCCTTTGTCGCGGAACATCCGGAGTTCAGCGATCAGGTCAATTCCGAAACGGGCAATCCCGTTCTCAGCGAGGAGCGGCAGTACGGGGACTACGTGTTTGTGCGGGACTTCGAAAAGCGCGTGAAGACCGGGGAGATCAGCTACCAGCAGGCGCTGAACGAGACGGCCGAGAAGGTGCGCACGGTCTTCGCCAAGGAACGATCCACCGTGCCGCAAAAGAGCGAGATCGAAAAACGCCAGGAGCGCAAAAAGCAGCTCGATCAGCTGCCAGTGGCCGCCGGGGCCCGGGCCGATACGGCACCGGGGGAAGCCGGGGAGTCCCGCGCCGATATCATCGCGCAGATGCGCAAGGCGCGCGGGCTGCCCGCGTAAGTCAATAAAATTCAACCCTCATTTTGCGGGAGAACACCCGCCGGGAGGCCATAATGGCTGGACAAGTTTGGGTGACGAACACCCTGGGCGGCTACATGAGCGCCAAGAATCTCAGCAAGGAGCTGCGCCAGGTGGTGCAGCCGATGGTGAAATTTCGCCAGTTCGCCGACCTGAAGGATGCGGTCGGCAAAAACAAGGGGCAGCTGTTTCACTGGGACGTTTTTTCCGACGTGGCGACCCAGGGAACGGTGCTGGTCGAAACCAACACCATGCCCGAAACCAACTTCACCATCAGTCAGGGGACGATGACGATGGTCGAATACGGCAACAGCGTCCCTTATACCGGGCTGCTGGACAATCTGTCGGAAGTCCCGGTGCGCGAGATCGTCAACAAGGCGCTGAAAAACGACGCCAAGAAGGCCTTCGACCTCGGGGTACACGCCCAGTTCAACACCGCGCTGCTGCGCGTGGCACCGACCGGCGGCACGGCCACCGACGCGGTGACCCTGACCACCAACGGCACGGCGACCGCCACCAACAACGTGGCGTTCGGCAAGGATCACGCCAAGTCGGTGGTTGACGTGATGAAGGAGCGCAACATCCCGCCGTATATGGGCGATGACTACATGGCCATCGCCTGGCCGACAACCCTGCGCAAACTGAAGAACGATCTGGAAGCGGTGCACCAGTACACCCAGGCCGGTTTCCAGATGATCCTCAACGGCGAGATCGGCCGATACGAAAACACCCGCTACATCGAGCAGACCAACGTCGGCAAGGGGACTAACTTCGGCCAGAACAAGTCGAACTGGATCTTCTTCTTCGGCGAGGACGCCGTTGCCGAGGGGTGCGCGGTACCGGAAGAGGTGCGAGGCAAGATTCCCACCGACTTCGGCCGCAGCCAGGGGGTGGCCTGGTACTACCTGGGCGGCTTCGCCAAGAACCGTCTGACGGCCGCCGACGAGCGGATCGTCAAGTGGGATAGCGCGGCCTGATCGTGATCATTGACCCTGCGGGGGCAGGAACCCTGCCCCCGTTTTTTAAGGAGCGAAAGCGATGAAGAAGGACCAGCGATTGCCGAATGGCAAGTGCGAAGGGCGCGATCTGCCGGATCGCGGCGTCAACTCGGGGGTGACCGACACCTATGGCGCGGGGAAGGACGGGCTGGGCAAGGGCTACACCGGCGGCACGTCGATCCGCAAGGACACCGGCAGCGACAAGTAACACAACCTTTTTTCAGGAGCGAAAAGCGATGGCGGCAAAACGCAAGCTCGACCGGAGTCAACCCTACGGCAGTGTTTTCGGCAGCGGCAGCGCGGCCTTTGAGCAGTTCGGTATTTGCTTCGACGGTGCCGGCAACGAGTTGCCCGGATTCGAGGAGGTGGAGATCCCGAAGGCGGCGACGGTTGTGGTGGGCGGCGATGACGCCGGTCTGAAGGCGCAGATCCAGGAGCTGCTGGCCGAGAACGAGCGGTTGCAGGGCGAAGTCGGCAAGGTGCGCGATGTCCAGGCCGATGCCGAAGCCCGGACCGAGGAGGTGCAGGGCAAGCTCGACACGGCGGAGGTGGAGATCGGGCGCCTGACGGCCCAACTTGAAGATCTGACCAAGCCTGCCGAAGCCGGCAAGGAATCCATCGGCAAGAAGGGCACCAAGAAAACCGACGACCTCGACGATCAACTGTCGATGCAGACCGGAGGATAGGCCGTGACCTGGTCACCTGACGGCCCGCAGGGCTTCGAATCGCGCAAAATCAAATATCTGCTGCCCCGGTATACCCGGGGCAGGGGATTGGAGATCGGCTGCGGCATGGAGAAGGCCTTTCCCCATGTCATCGGCATCGACAACGGCCACCATTTCGGCCAAGGGGCGGCGGATTTTTTGTGCGAGGCGGATGACCTTTCGCTGTTTGCCGACGGGTCGATGGATTTCGTCTTCTCGTCTCACGTGCTGGAGCACATGGCGGATATGCAGGCGGCGCTGAACGAGTGGTGCCGGGTGCTGAAGCCGGGCGGTTACCTGTGCCTGTACGTGCCGAGCGCGAATCTGTATCCGAAGTGTGACGAGCCGGGGGCCAACCCGGACCACAAGCATGACATTTATCCGGGGGATATTGAGCGTCTGCTGGATGATTCACCCTACTGGTTCCGGCAGGTGGAGTGCGAGGAGCGCGGCGAGGGGATTGAGTACAGCTTGTTCGAGGTTTACCTGAAATTGACCACGGAGGACGACTCCGACGCGGACTGTCTGACCCTGCCGGTGAAGGCGAAGCGGAACCGGCCGGAGAAAACCGCCTGCGTCTGCCGCTTCGGCGGGTTTGGCGACATGCTGCAGGCTTCCGTGGTGTTCCCGCAACTGAAGGCCGAAGGTTTCCATCTGACGGTAATGACGACGCCGAAAGGGCGGGACGTGATCCGGCATGATCCGCACGTGGACGACTGGTATATCGTCGACCAGGACCAGGTGCCGAACAGTGAGCTGACCGCGTTTTGGGCGGAGCAGGCGACGCGGTTTGACCGGTTCGTGAATCTTTCGGAGTCGATCGAGGGGCATCTGTTGGCGATCCACGGCCGGGCCAATCACGCCTGGCCCCATGTGGTGCGCAAGAAGCGGTTGAATCTGAATTATCACGAGTGGACGGCGGAGCTTGCCGGGGTGGAGTTCAAGCCGACAACGCTGTTCTGGCCGACGGATGACGAGATGGCGGAAGCGCGGGCCCGTATTGAGGAGGGATGTTTCTCCGTGCTGTGGGCGCTGGCGGGTTCGTCAATTCACAAATTTACCCCGCATCAGGACGCGGTGATTGCCCGGATGCTGCTGGACATGCCGCAGGTGCGGATTTACCTGGTGGGCGATCTGGCTTGTCAGCTTCTGGAGCAGGGCTGGGAGGAAGAGCCCCGGGTGGTCTGTCTGTCGGACAAGCTCTCAATCCGCGCAACGCTGGCCCTGGCGCAGCAGGTGGATCTGGTGATCGGGCCGGAGACGGGGGTGCTGAACGGGGTGGGCATGGACCGGAGTCCGCACAAGATTTTGTTTCTGTCGCATAGTTCGGCGAACAACCTGAGCAAACATTGGAAGAATACCCAGGCGCTCGTGCCGGAGGACTGTCCATGTCATCCCTGCCACCGGCTGCACTACAGTTCGGAATTCTGCGTGATCGACGATTACACGGGCGCGGCGGATTGCGCGGTGAAGATCGGCCCGGTGGAGATTTACGCCGCGGTGGAGAAGGTCTATCACAACTGGCGGAAAGGGAGGCTGTAAATGACGGTGCAGGAGGTGTTCAACCAGGTGCTGCCACGGCTGCAGGGCCCGGCGCTATGCACGATCTTCGAGGCGCTGCGCGAGGTGCAGGGCATCATCGCCGGGCGGCTGTTGCTGAAGCGTTCGGAGCTGCTGGTCCAGGACCCGGAGGCCGAGCTGTATTTTGCCGCCGGTGAGCAGCGGGCGGAGCTGCCGGAGGATTTTCGGGCATTGTTTGAGCGGCCCTATGTGTCCGCCGGCGCGGCGCTGAAGCCGCTGCCCGGTCCCGCGTCGGCGCAGGCCTCCCTGGCCGCCGGGCCGCCGAAATACTATCAGGTGATCGGTCGGGTGCTGCGGATCTTCCCGGTGACCGATGCGGCCTATACGGTGCTGGTGCCCTATTATGGCACGCCGCCGATTCCGGAGAGCCTGGCGGACGAGCTGCCGTATTACGGCGAGTTCGACGACGTGCTGGTCGAGGGCTGTGTGGCGGTGCTGACCGGCGGGCTGACGGTGGTGGCGGACCGGGCGTTCGTGGGGCTGATCCAGTCGCAGGTCGATGCGCTGCTGGCGGCCAAGGACATGGTGGCGGAGCAGTTGATGGCCGACACCATCAACGGGCTGTAGGAGGGGATCAATGGCCAAGACGGCGCAACAGGTGGTGGATATGGCGAAGGTGACGCTGCTGGAGTCGGGTACCGGGATCCGGTGGACGGAAACGGAGCTGCTGGGCTACCTGAACGACGGGCAGCGGGAAATCGTCAAGCTGAAACCGGATGCCAACGCGGTGCATGCCGCGGTGCAGATGGTGGCGGGCACCAAGCAGAGCCTGCCGTCGGCCGCGATTTCGCTGATCGAGCTGGCGCGCAACCTGGGGACGGACGGCACGACCCCGGGCGCGGCGATCCGGCCGATTTCTCGGCAGACCCTGGACATGGTGTTGCCGAACTGGCATGCGGCGGCGGTGAACACCAAGGTGGAATATTACTGTTTCGACGAGCGCGACCCGAAGGTGTTCTGGGTCTTTCCGCCACAGCCGGCGAGCGGCCAGGGCTACGTGGAGCAGGTGCGGGCGGACAACCCGGCCGACTGCGTGCTGGCTGATCCGCTGGCGCTGGGCGACGAGTACGCCAACGATCTGTACCATTTTATTCTCCACCGGGCCTTTGCCAAAGAGACCGAGGAGGGCAGTCCGGCCCGGGCGGCGGGCTACCTGCAGGCCTTCATGCAGGGGCTGGGGGTGGCGGAACTGGCGGAACAGAAGACGCAGCCGCGCACGGCCCGGCGGCCCCAATAGGAATGGAGGTTTCATGCTGATCCGGGAAAACGGTTTTCGCGGGCAGATCCCCGCCCTGGCGCCGCAGTATCTGCCGGAGGGCGCGGCGCAGGTGTCGAAGAACGCGGTGCATGACAACGGCAACCTGCGGCCGCTGAAGGATACGGCCTTCGTGGTGACCCCGGCCAAGGCGGGGGTGAAGAAGAGTATCCATCTGTTCGCCGGGCAGTTCTGGTTTCACTGGCTGGCGGCGGTGGACGCGGTGCGGGCACCGATCCCGAACGACACCATGGAGCGCACGGTGTTTACCGGCGACGGGGTGCCGAAGGTCACCGATGCCTCGATCGCCACGGCGGGCGGCGGGGCGCTGTACCCGAACAACAGCTATCTGCTGGGTATTCCGGCGCCGACCAGCGCGCCGACGGTGGCGACGACCGCCATCACCTGGGCGGGGACGACCGCCTATGCCCTGGGCAAGACGGTGGTGGTCGGGGATTACCTGTACCGGGTGACCATCGCGGGGACTTCGGGCGGGTCGGCGCCGGCCTGGCCGACCACGGTGGCCGCCACGGTGGCCGACGGCACGGTGACCTGGACCTGCGAGGCGGCAGTTAGCACCGGTGATACCGAGACCACGGCTTATGTCGAAACCTTCGTCCGCCGCTGGAGCAGCATCGACGAGGAGGGCCCGCCGTCGCCGGCTTCCAATCCGATCGACGTACAGTTCGTCAACGGCCAGGCGGTGAACGTCTCGGCCTTGAACGCCGCGCCGGTCGGCGGCTACAACATCACTCACCGGCGGCTGTACCGGATCAACACCGCCAGCGACAGCGCCTTTCAGTTCGTGGCGGAGCAGGCCATCGCCGATATCGACACCACAGACGCCATCCTGTCCGCCGATCTGGGGGAGGTGCTGGCGACGGAGGACTATTCGCTGCCGCCGGACGACCTGGCGGGCATTCGGGCGATGCCCAACGGGGTGCTGGTGGGCTTTTCCGGCAAGAACGTCTGTTTCTGCGAGCCCTACCAGTGCCATGCCTGGCCGACCCGCTACCGGCTGGCGGCGGATTACCCGATCGTCGGCGTGGAGGTGTTCGGCTCGAGCGTGCTGGTGACGACCGAGGGGGTGCCCTATGTGGCGACCGGCGCGCAGCCGGGCTATATGACCATGGACCGCACCGAGATCAACCAGGCCTGCGTGTCGCGGCGAGGCATGGCCGATCTGGGCAGCGCCGTGGCCTATCCGTCCCCGGACGGGCTGATGATGATCGGCTCGGGCGTGGCGGAGATCGCCACCCGGCAGCTGTTTCGCCGTGCGGACTGGCAGGCCCTGAAACCGTCGTCCTTTGTGGCGGCGGCGCACAACGGCAAGTATTACGCCTTCTACGACACCGGCGCGGCGCAGGGCTGCCTGATTCTGGATCTGGCCGACGGTTCGGTGGATTTCGCCGATATTCACGCCACGGCGGTGCACGTCGATCTGTTGACCGACACCCTGTATTTGCAGCGCGGCGACGACATCGTGGCCTGGGACGCGGGTAATGCCCTAACCCTGACCCGGCTGGGCAAGCGGCATGATCTGCCGCGCCCGGCCAATTTCGGCGCGGCGCAGGTCAAGGCCACGGCCTACCCCTGCACCTTCAAGCTGTACGCCGACGGGGTGCTGAAGCATACCCAGACGGTGATCAGTTCGCGGCCCTTTCGCCTGCCGGGCGGTTATCGCTGTGACAAGGTGGAGAACGAGTTGTCCGGCAGCGTGGGCGAGATCGAGGCCCTGCTGGTGGCGGAAACCCTGAGCGAACTGAGGCAAGTATGAGCAAGGCGCTGTTTCCGCAGATCAAACCGCTTTCGAACAATCCGACGCCGGCGGAACTGGCGGAGTTTTCTCGGGCGGTGCGGGCGGCCCTGAGCGTGCTGCAGTTGGTTCCGCAGCAGTTGGCGGCAGTGGAAAAGCAGGTGGCGGGGTCTGCGACCACGACCGCAGAGGGGGGTTCGAGTTCCGGGACGGATACGGTGGAGGCGCCGACAGCGGCGGCGGGGTTGCAGGTGACGAGCGGCTTTGCCAAGAACGTACTGGCTTGGACGCCGGCGACCTACCAGGGGCACGCCTACACGGAGATTTGGCGGGCGCAGGTGGATGACCTGGGCCAGGCGGTGGAAGTCGATAGAGAGATATTCTCCATGTGGGCCGACGAGAACCTGCCGAGCAGTTCGCTAAGCGTGGACTATTACTACTGGATTCGCCACGTGAACAAGAACGGTGATGAAGGGGCGTTCAATGCGGTGCACGGCACGATTGGCAGCACGGCGGACGATCCGGAATATCTACTGGAGATCGCCGCCGAGAAGTGGCAGGCCAGTTACGACTATGCCGCAGGCGATCTGGTGATGCCGACCCGGCCCAACGGTTATTGCTACGAGGCCACGGTGGACGGCGGCAGTTCCGGCACCACCGAACCGGCCTGGCCGACAGTGATTGACGAGACGGTGACGGACGGGGATCTGGTCTGGACCTGCAGGGCGGCTTTTGCCTTCGAGCGGTTTTTCAAGATCGCCATGGTGGACGGGGTGCCGCGTCTGACGCTGAAAGATCTGTATTTGGCGGACGGCATCATCAAGCGGGCGATGATGGGATCTTTATCGGTTGATGACGCGCATATCATCAGCATGTCAGGGAACAAGATCACGGCAAGGAGCATAGCAGCAAGTCAGTACGAGGAACTCAGAAACTCGTTAATGTACAATGGGTGGGATTCGCTTGACGCTACTCACCCGCTTGTAATCCCATTTTTGATTTTAAGCGAGACGACGGCAATCCAGTCAATTAAGTTGTCATGGAAGGTTCTGCCATATCGTGGATATTCCACGGCAGCTTCCAGCGGCGGCGGCTCAACTATTAGCACAACTCAAGTCAACGTGCCAACGCATTTTCATGGTGCAACTGTTCAGTCAGGAGACGTATCGTCATACGGGGACCGACTGTATTATGGGTTTATAGACGGGAAGTTATATCTTTACCACCCATCCAACAGCGATATGCAAACATCCATTACCTTGGATTCCGCTGATAGTGATTGGCACACTCACCAAATCGTCGCGACGCGCACCAATAACACCACAAATAAAATCCCCATCAATTTTTTCGAGACATCGAAAACGATCAGATGTACGAGTGACGGGGCGGTATTCACAACCGGGACTACTAATGGGCACCAACACGGTTTCTCATTTAATCCGACCTATGCCGGCAACCAACACGCACTATATTGGGCAAATGGCAGATTTTACAGCGTTGGGTTAAGCAGCGGGTCGGTAGTGGCTCAAGTATCAGGTCCCAGTCCTTCGAAGCATTACCATGGCGTAACGACGCCCAATCACCCGCACGCCATTGCCTTCGGCATCCATGAAGAGAGCAACAGTCCCAGTATTACCGTGAGTACCGACGATGGCGACGGGGCCGGATATGGAACGCCGGTTGGTTATGCCGGAGACCAAGTAAATGTTGATTTGACAGGAGATTTTTCCGGTGCAGGCTGGAAGGGTATCAAGTTTTCAGCGAGTGCCAGATGCCGAATAGCTTTTGTGCTGGAATGCAAACTGGACATTACCGCATAGACATACCAACCGTGGAGGACGTGAACCATGACCCCGAAAAAAATCACCGTGCGGACCAACGTCGATTTCCATGAGTTCGTGGACTTCACCCGCGACGGCGCGGCGCTGGACGTTTCCAGTTGGCAGTTCAAGATCAAGTTTTTGGACCGCGCCGGCACCGAACTGCTGTCCGTCGCCGGGGCACTCGACCCGGCGCTGAGTTCCAGGGTGTGGTTCAACGTCCTGCAGGTCAATCTGGTCGATCTGCCGACCAGCGGGGTGAAGTGGTATCTGTTGGCCCTGGACCCGGATAACTATATCTCCCCGGTGCGCTACGGCGACGTGAAGGTGGAAGGGGGAGCGGTATGGGCTTAATGCTGCCGATCCCGGAGCCGCTGCTGGTGGCCTGCCAGGTGGCAGTGGCGCCGTTCCTGGTGCCCGATGTGTTCGCGCCGCCCCTGCTGGTGGTGCCCGATGTGTTCGCGCCGCCCCTGCTGGTGGTGCCCGACCTGTCGGAACTGCAGTGCATAGCCCTGCTGGCCGACGACGGCGGGTTCTTCATTCACGGCAGCGACGGCAACATTATTCTGGCCCGCTGGTAGGAGCTTAAAGATCATGAAGACGGTTTCGGGTTACAACAATATCACGCCGACGGCCGATACGGAGTACCTGGTGGAGACTCCGGGCGGCGTGACGGGCAATGTCTCTCAGGCCGTGCTGGACAGCCGCTATACGCCGTCCAGCCATGAGGGAGCCTATCCGCACGGCAACATTCCAACCAACTCGCAGGCCGCGAGCTTCCCCCCCGACATAGGGGCCGACAACCCACTGGTTGCCGATGACGATACGCGCCTGACGGACGCCAGGACCCCGACTGCCCATGCCGCCAGTCACGCTGCCGGGCAGGGCGACGTCATTACTCCGGGAGCAATCGGCGCGGCGACCGAAGGGCACGACCATACCGGGACTTATGAGCCGGCGAACGCCAACATTCAGGCGCACGTCTCATCACCACATGCGCCAACCAGCGCAGATAACACGGCAGCCAACGAGACCAGCCACACCGACGTGGTGGTGGACGGGGACTTTACCGCTGACGGGATCCTGAAGCGCACTGCACAGGGGGTTTACGGCATCCAGCCTGACAATTCGGCATCTTGGGATGTTGCGCACGCCCATTCACAGGCGGGACATGCGCCAACCAGCGCAGATAACACGGCAGCCAACGAGACCAGCCACGCCGATGTAGTGGTGGACGGGGACTTTACCGCTGACGGGCTCCTGAAGCGCACTGCACAGGGGGTTTACGGCATCCAGCCTGACAATTCGGTATCTTGGGATGTTGCGTACGCCCATTCACAGGCGGGACATGCGCTCGCTGATGCACAGAAAAACAGCGACATCACTAAAGCAGAGATCGAAGCGAAGCTCATCGGGGAGGTAGGCACCCACAGTCATCCTGAATCGACGCCTGAGCAGATCGGCGCTGAGCCTGCGCTTGGCACTCCCGCCGAAGACGGTCAAGCACTGCTTGGCAACTTGGATGGTACTCGCTATTGGGGTCAGGTTGCCACTGGTGGAGGGAGTGCCAACTTCCACAAACCAGACCCCGACTCCCCGGCCTTCACAAAAACCAGCGCAACGACCCTCTCGGTCAAAGCCGGCGTCAAGGTGCTGCTGGCCGATGAGACCGTGATCGCCTTCGATACGACCACCGCCATCCTACTACCCACCCTGGCCGCCGGCACCGATTACGCCATTTGGTGCCGACCAGACGGCACACCGGAGGCCACCACAGACTTTGCGTCCCCGCCCGCAGCCGGATCACGGCTGATCGGCGGCTTCCACTACGGGCTGATCGCTCCCACAGAAACGGTGGTCGGGGGCTCCTTTGCCACTAGCGGCAACGGCATGATCTGGACTCAGGCTGATGTGGACCGCATCCGGGGAATCAACGAGTTTTCGTTATGGGATCTCAAGTGGCGGACTACGAGCAGCGACCTGCGGGCGCAGCGAGGGTTTGTCTACGTTAAAGAGGCGAACTGCTGGATGGCGCTGTATTTTGCAGGCACCGGCACGGACACAGACGGCCTCTCCGCCGCCGGTACCAACATCTGCAGTGGTACGGTCGCGCCGAAAATCCCAGCCGCGTACGGCGGCAATGGTAGCGCCGTGTACGCCAGCCCGGATTGGTATTCCAGCGCAGAGATGGCCGCCGCCTACGGTGCGCGGCTACCCTGGCTATACGAATTCCAGGCAATGGCTTTTGGCGTAACCGAGGGTCAGTCCATCGGCGGCGCCGCCGCCACCTACCCGACCACCCAGCGCAACCCCGGTTATACCAGCCGATATGGCGCAGAACAGGCGACCGGCCATCATCTCGCCTGGGGGCTGGACACCAGCTACCGCTACGACGGGGCAACCTGGGCGTGGAAAAATGCCACGGGCGGGCGCGGCAATATTTACACACAGGGGACCTATGGGCTGGTTTGCGCCCGACTAGGCGGCACTCGCGCGGACGCCACCGACTCGGGTTCGCGGTGCGTGTACTGGGGCAGTTCCCCGTGGGGTTCGGTCTGGGGCAGTGGCTTCCGCGCCGCCTGTGACCACCTGAAACTTGTGTAGCCGGCGAAAGCCGGCGGAAATAGGAAATGGAATATCGTGGAACGAAGCAGTCAAAAAGCCCTGGCGATTGTTGAACGGTACGAAGGCGCGATCAACTATCTCTACCCCATGCTGCTCAATATGAGCCACAAGCACCGGGTTTTACGAGACGAGACCCTTCGGGCTTTGCTGGCGCAGCTAGGCTTGTTTCATGACGCGGCAAAGTCCGGGCAGGCCTCCCGCCTCTACCTGGCCGATGCCGGCCTCGCCACGATAAGAGGATTTTTGCGGCTGCTGGCCGACCCGACCCGCAAGCTGTTAAGCCGCCGCCAGTACGAGGTGGCCAGTGTGCACCTGGCCGAAACCGGCGCGATGCTTGGGGCCTGGATCAAGGCAGCGCAAAAACGGTAGGGATGGGGCAAAAGCGGCAATCGCACGAACGCCACCGACTCGGGTTCGCGGTGCGTGAACTGGAACAGTTACCCGTGGAATTCGAACTGGAACAATGGCTTCCGCGCCGCCTGTGACAACCAAAGGAAAACCCACCGGCGCTGCCAAGGCGCCGCCGGCGGACCATCATCCCGGTGGTCAGCCTAGCCCTACCGGCTTCGGCGAACACATTACAAGGTCCGGAGAACGGTGAGTAGCAGTTGCGAAAGCCGCGCCGGCATTTTAAGGAAGAAACATGGGGAAGAAGCATCGCGGGCTGTTTGATCAAGTCTATGACCTGGATGCGCTTTGGCGAGCGTACCGCAAGGCGTCGGCCGGTAAGCGCGGCACTATCGGCTATTTGCTATTCAGGCAGCAGGAGGCGGCCAACCTTGTGCTGCTGAGCCACGAGATCAGGGATGGTAGTTATCTTCCTGGCCCACCACAACAATTTACTGTCTACGAACCTAAAAAACGCGCCATCTCGGCCTTGCCTTTTCGTGACCGGATCGTTCAGCACGCCCTGGTTGCAGCCATCGAGCCGATTTTTGAACGAGTATTTTTGCCGCAAAGCTACGCCTGCCGGCCAGGCAAGGGCACCCACCGAGGAGCAGTTGCCGCCCAGGCGACCATGCGCCGGATGCTCCGTACGGGCCCGGCCTGGTATTTGAAAATTGACTGGGCCAGCTACTTCGCTTCGATCGACCGCTCAATATTGCATCGCGAAATCCGCCGCAAAATCTCCTGCAATCGAACCCTGGCATTACTGGAGCTCTTTCATCCACCAAGCGGCGTCGGTCTGCCGATCGGTAATTTAACCAGCCAACTTTGCGCCAATATCTACGGACACATACTTGACCGCCTTCTTGTGCATACGGTTCACCATAAGTGTTTTCTGCGCTATATGGATGACACGGTTATTTTCGCGCATAGCCGCGAGTATTTGGAGGTGTTCCGCTTCCACCTCAAGTGGTTTTGCGAAACCGAGATGCGGCTTGATTTTTCGCGGTGGTCCATCGCTCCAGTGACCAGGGGTCTGAATTTTCTGGGATACAGGATCTGGCCAAGTCATAAATTATTGCGTCCTGCGTCTGTAGCCCGCGCCAAAAAGAAAATCAGAAGATACCGCTCCTGCGGGGATCACGCGGCCCTTGAAAGATTTTTGGCGAGCTGGCGCGGCCATGCGGCCTGGGCTGACAGTCATAACCTGCTGAAACATTTAGGAGTAGCAAAATGCATTACTACCACCCCGTAACTCTTGAACATATTTGCAACCCGCTACCCCGCACGACCGGTTGGGCACTCGCCACCGACGAGGTACCACCCCTCTACGATCCACAGGGTGAATCGTGTAAACTCGTAGGCGGCGTTTGGGTTGTTGCGCCCGCAGGGCCTACGCTTGATGAGTTGAAAGCAGTCAAGCTTCAGGAAATAAACGCCGCCTACGACGCGACCATCGACGCTCTTCCTATCGATCCTCCCAAAGAGCGGGAAACCTACTCCGCACAGTACATGGAGGCGGTCAATTGGCAGAGGGACAACACCTTTCCTACCCCGATGGTTGATAGTTTATTGGCGGAAAGACAGGTTGTCGGCGAGGATAAAGCCGGCCTGTGTCAGAAGATCATTGCCGCGGCGGCCTGGTTCGGCGTTGCGGCAGGGGCCATTACCGGGAAGCGGCAGCGGCTGGCCAAGGCTATTGTTGCGGCCGAAACCGCTGAAGACGTAGCAGCTATTGACTGGGGCTAAAGGGAAGAGCGAGATGGGGCAGACGTTGGATCTGGCGATGGAGCGGAAAGGAGAATTATGGTTTCTGTAAACAAGTGGTGGCTGCAGATTGCCATTGCCGTTGATCAATTGGTAAACGCCGTCTTGCGCGGATGGGCCGATGAAGCCTTGTCGGCCAGGGCTTGGCGCAACCGGCACAAGCCGCTTGGCAAGTGGTCTGTCCGTATCATCAACGGCCTGTTTTTCTGGCAGCGGGACCATTGCCATAGCGCTTGGGAATCGGAGGTCGAACGGCGGCAGCTGCCCAAAGCCTACCGGGAGGTTTCCGCGTGACATGCTGGTAATGTTGTGCTAAATCGTTCAATATCCTAGTGAACAGAGGGGGCAACATGGGGCTGGAACGGGCCGATATTCGCACGGCGTGGGAGGCGGTTCGCCGCGGGATGGAGCAAATCCGCACGGAGATGCGCGCCGACTGGCGGCTGGAGGACATTTACGCGCTGTGCCTGTGGGGCAAGGCGACGCTGTATACCGCGCCGGAGGGGTTTGTGATCCTGGTGCGGATGGAGAACGAGTTTACCGCCGAGCCCTACCTGTACGTGCTGGCCTGCCATGGCGCGGGGCCGGTGCAGGAACGCTACTGGCCGGAGCTGGAGCGGATCGCCCGGGAAGCCGGCTGCCGCTATGTGGAGTGTCTGTCGCCCCGGCGGGGGTTCGAGCGCACCGGCTGGGACCTGGAGCATGTCTGTTATCGCAGGAGGCTGGACGATGGGCAAGAATAAGGACGAGGTGAAGGCCACGGAGCAGGAGAAGGCCCTGGGGGATATTTCCCAGAAGCAGTTCGCCCGCTACCAGCAGGTGTTCGCGCCTTTCGAGGACGAGTGGCTGCGGGAGTCGCGGGTGAGCGCCGGGGAGAAAAAGCGGCTATCCGGGCACATCGGCGGGGACGTGGAACAGGCCGTTGGCGGCGGGCATAAGCAGTTGACCGGCATGAACCCGGCGGGCGGCAATTTTACCGCCGGGATGCGGGATCTGGCGGTGGGCAAGGGCAAGGCCAAGGCCAAGGCGCAGAGCGAGGGCACCATGCAGGCGGAGAACGCCGACGCAACGGCGCTGATGAGCGGTGTGCGGCTGGGGCGCGGCCAAGCGGTCGAGGCGCAGGCCGGCATGGAGCAGATGGCGGGCATGGCGACTTCGAAGGCCGTCAACGATGCCTTCACCGACCGGGCGGAGCGGGATGCGACGGCGGGCCTGGTGGGGTCGGCGGTCGGGGCGGCGGCTTGGGGGGTGGACAAGTTCAAAATGCCGTCGTCCGGCGGCATGGAGTGGAACGGGGCCGACACGGGCGGCGCCAACTACAGTCTGATGCGCGGCACGGCGAATGCCACGCAGAAACAGCAATACAGTTTGAGGGACTAGGGGCAAAGGAGGCCGGGCATGAGCAACACGGACGCCAAACTCGCGCAGATCTACCGGGACCAGTGGAGCGATTACGTCAAGCGGTTTTTCCCTCTGGAGAATGAGTTGGTGGACACCTACAACAATCCGGCGGTGCACGGCCGCATCATCGGTGAGGCGACGCATCAGGCCGCGAGCAGTTTCGGTGCCGCGCAGGGCTCTTACGGCCGGACCATGGCCCGTTTTGGGATGAGCCCCGATGCGCAGGTAGCGGCGGAGGCGGACCGGTCTTTCCAGCTCGGCAGCACCCTGGCAGTGGTGGACGCCAAGAACCGCACGCGCCAGGCGCTGGTGGACCGCGACCAGGGGATGCTGGCCGGGGGAATGACCACCGGCGGCATGGTCAAGGAGGGTAACTAATGAGCATTCTGGGAACCGGCGAATCGGTCAAGGGCCAGGCCCTGCAGGGAATGCAGAAAGCGGCCCGGCTGGGCCTGGAGCGGGAGATGGCCAATGACCAGCTCAAGGCGCAGAAGAAGCAGACCCAGATGAGCATGGCCGGCAGCGGCATGGCGGCCGGAGCGCAGATCGGCGGCGCGTTCGGCGGCGTCTATGGCGCGGCCGCCGGGGCGGTCATCGGCGGTGTGGCCGGGTATTTCGGCGCAGATCTTTTCTAGGAGGGGAACATGGCGGACCCGATTGCCCGGGCGATCAGCACCTACGGTGCCCTGAAGGGGATGGAGTTTCAGCAGCAGCAGGCCGACCGGCTGAATCGGTTGGACGAGGAGCGGGCCGAGGACCGGACCTTTCAGCGAGGGATGCTGGAGAAGCAGGAGGCGCGGACGGATGAGAACGACGCCTGGATCCGGACCCAGCGCGCCCGGCAGGTGGAGGAGTGGAGCGAAGCGGATATCAAAAGTGCCCGCGAGCAGTCCGACCAGGTCCTGTTGGAGTTCACCGGACAGATGCGGACGGCGGGCAAGCAGGAGTGGGGGCCGGAGGAGGTCGGGGAGTTGATGTCCCGGTTGGAGCCGGTCAAGCACGGGCTGCGGCGCAAGCTGGCCGCCTTGTACGATTCGAAGTCGGTGGCCGAGCGCAAGTCGGCCACGCAGGGCGTTCTGAAGCAGCTCTATACCGGCCGGTTCGAGCATGGCGAGCTGTTGAAGGATGCCAACCTGGCCTTCGCCGACGAACTGGACGCTCGGGGGCAGAAATACGGCGCGAAGCAGGTGCGCTTTGCCCGGCTGGTGCCTTCGCCGCAAGGGGACGGGTTCATGGCGGAGCTGGAGATTACCAAGGGGGACGGCTCGAAATACCGCGCCCCGGCGACGGTGAACGGCGGCACGGCGGAGGATGGTGACGATGAGGTGAAGGTCTACCGCATGGAGGAGGTGGCGCCCTACCTGGTGGGGCAGCTGCAGACCCTGCAGGGGGCCGAGACTTACCTGAAGTCGCGGGGCAAGCTGCAGGAGCCGAAGCAGGAATGGGTGTTCGGCGCCGACGGCGAGTTGCGGATGAACAAGTTCAGCGGCGAGACGGAAAAGACCGGTTACGTCAAGCCGGACAAGGACGGCAGCGGCGGTGGCGGCAAGGGCGTGAAGTCGCACCTGTACGACGAGTTCAACCAGACGCTGTTACGTTCGCTGGTGGCCGATTACGGGATCGATGACGGGGATTTCGGGGTGGATGCGATGGGCAATCAGCGGGTGGATGTGGACCGCTTTGTCAACAAGCTGCCGAAGGCGGCGCAGCAGCGTTACCTGCAGGCGTTGCGTGAGGGGGAGCGGCTGATGGTGGACGAGGGTCTGTCGCCGATCCGGGCGGCGCAGCAGGCCTTGGGGCCGGCGGATGCCTTCGCCGTGCCGGACCCGGAGATTTTGGCGCAGGCGGAGGAGATCGCCCGCAAGGAGGCGCGGAACAAGGCGGGGTGGGTCTCTTCGGACAGTGCCGACTTCGAGGCGTCCGGCGGCAGCCGGGAAGGGTTTATCGCCGAACGGACGAATTACTGGGTGCGGAAGCTGTCCGGGCAGGAGGAGGATTCTCCCCCAAAAGGCGGGATGGCTTCTCCGGGGCGGGATCAGCGAGTGCTTACCAAGGAGAACCCCGATCATGTAGCCCTGGCCCGAAAGTTCCTGCAGCAGGCTGGAGGCGACAAGGCCAAGGCCCGCGAATTGGCGAAAAAAGCCGGATATTCTTTTTAATATAAGGACTCCTGTACCATGGCCGACATTTTTGATTTGATCGATGCCGAAGAACCTGTCGCCGCCCAAGCGAAACGCCAGGGCGGCGGGGATATTTTTGACGTGGCGGCCGAACCGGCAGAGCCTTCCTGGTGGGACAAGGCGGCTATCGCGGCCACGGATATCAACGCCGCGGAATCCGGAGTGTCCGGCAGCGACGAGGTTTTCCATGGGCAGGAAGGCGATGCCAACTGGCTGCAGGCGACGGGCGGGGCGGCCGTATCTGGTTTGACCGGGATAGTCGGCGGCATCGCCTCTCTGGCGAAGGGTGTCCGTGAAGCCGACCGAGAAGGTGCGGAGGACTTGCAATACCGGCTCGGGGCACCGGGCCGGGCCTGGCTTGACCGGCGGCTGTCCGAAGGCATCATCACTCCGGAGCAGCACAAGGAAGAGATGGCCAAGCTCGGCAGCACCAAGTATACCCGGTGGTTGGATAAGCATATAGGCGACCCGAGCGATAAGTTCGGCACCATGCTTCTCGACGACACCAGCGGCTACTGGAACGAGGTAGCAAGGGATTATGCCCCGAAGTATGGCGGCACCTTCCTGGAGAATCCCAGCGTTAAGCGCGGCGTATCGGCCTTGGTGCAGGGCGGTGTTTCCATGGCCGTGGCGGTCCCTGTCTCGATTGTCGCCGGCCCCGAAGCCGGGGCGGTCATTCTTTCCGGTGCGGAAGCCGGGGGGATCTACGAAGCCGCCATTAAAATGGGTAAGACCCCGAAGGAAGCTCTAAACTTCGCAATGAAGGCCGGTACGGCAACCTTCCTGCTGGAAAAATACGGCCTGGATACAATCCTGAAAGCCTCCGGGCCTGCCGGTCGCCGTCTGTTGATCGGCATGGTCGGTGAATCCGGCACGGAATCGGCTCAATCAGTGGTGCAGAACGCCATTGCCAAGCACGGTTACGACGAGGCGACCGGCTACTTTGACGGCATCATCGAATCGGCCATTGGCGGTCTGGTGGGCGGCCCTGCGGCGGTTCTGGCCGGAGATTCCGGCACAGCCAGAAAGGCTGAAACCGTGTCCGAACCGGTAGCCGAGCCCTCCGCAGATGCCACGGGACCGCAGCCGATCACCGACGAATCCCGGCTGCTCCCGGCCCCGGCGGTCGAAGTGTCGCCGGAAGGAACCGCCGTCACTCCGGAGCAGAAGAACGCCATTATCAGCCGGGGCCTTATTGTCCCTGGCATGACGGATGATCAGGTAGCCGCTTCCCGGCAGCGTCTTTTCAACACAGGCATGGGGCCGCAGAAGTCGGCCGGGGCATTGTCGAAGGCAGTGGCGAAGGTGGTGCCGATGTCGACCGCAGGGCCCGGCATGGCTCCCGGGATGCCACGGTTGAATGCCATACCGAAAGGAGCCTATGATGGCGATCTGTCCGAAGTGCAGCAAGAAGTCGGCTGGCCGCAGGCGGAAGTGTCCGCAGTGCGGGGAGCGGCTGTAGCGAGCGAAATCGACGCACAGGCCCACGAGGCGGCCACTTCGCCGGCCAATGATCGGCCGGAGCCGACGACGGCGCAGATCGAGGCGGGCAACTACAAAAAGGGGCATATCTCGCTGCACGGGCTGGATATCTCGATCGAGAATCCTCGCGGCTCGCAGCGCTCCGGCGTCGATCCGGGCGGCAAGCCCTGGTCGGTGCGGTTGCCGGCGCATTACGGCTATATCCGCAAGAGCGAAGGGGCCGACGGCGACCATGTGGACGTCTATGTGGGGCCGGACCCGGAGAGCACCAAGGTCTTCGTAGTGGACCAGGTGGATCTGCGCACGGGCAAATTCGATGAGCACAAGGCGATTTTCGGGGCGGCCGATCTGTACGAGGCCTCCAGTCTCTATCGGGGCGGGTTTTCCGATCTCAAGGGGGATCAGCGTCGCGGGGCCATCACGGAGATGGCCGTCGACCAGTTTAAGGCCTGGCTGAAAAACGGGGATACTTCGAAGCCGCTGGCCTTCCGGCCGGAGAAACCGGCTAAGACGGTGGTGGAACTGTCGCCGATGGATCGGCAGGCGGCGCAGGCCGATGCCGAGGATATCCGCGCCAATGCCGGGAACGCCGAGAAGCTGGTGTTCGACGGGGTGCAGCGGCGGGCGACGGTGAGCGCCAACAGCGCGGCCCACGGCTGGTACTTGGATGGCGACTACAAGGCGGGGGAGGCGGTCGCGGCGCTGCGGAAGGCGGCGAAGGGTGCCCCGCTCACCGAAAAGCAGCATGAGCTTGTGGCTGCCTGGCGGGAGAACCTGGAGCGAGTCAAGGCGGAAACCGGCTGGCGGGACGACGGCGGAACGAAGATTTCCTTCCCGGCGCTGGTGCGGGATGGCAAGCAGATCGGCGTGCGGCTGAAGGCCAAGGATGCCGAGGGTAAATTCACGGTGCTGGTCGACGGCCGCACGGTGCGACGCCCGACGCGGCTGGCCGAGGTGCGCAACGAACTGGCGCTGCGCCGGTTCCATCCCGAGTTCGCCGACCTGGTGGCGCATGAGCCGCTGGACGATCGGAGTGAGGAATTGCCGCTGCTGGCGGCGGAGCTGTTCGCCGCGCTGGAGCAGGGCGAATGGCTGATGATGTCCCCCGAGGACGCGATCAATACCCTGTTGGAGGAGATGACCGATGAGCGAAAAACGGCTGATCATACCGGAGGAGCGGGGGATGGTGCTGGCCCTGCTGCAAATCGTCATGGAGAAGCGGCAGGAGCGGCGCCCGGCGGAAAGCCGGTAGCGGTTCCGTTCCAGAGCGAAGCCGACATTCACGAGTCGTCCTTGGCCGCCCGGCTCAAGGCCGGGGGCATCGATGAAGACAACCCGCTGCACTCCGACCTGATGGCGGAGCGCCGGAGGCTGGTGCGCCAGCCGGACCCGGTGACTGGCCTACAGAAGGTTGACCACCATCGCCCGACCCTGGAGCGGGCCTGGGAAGCGCACAAGGAAAGCGGTCGCGGATTTGCTTATGCCGACATCGACCTCCGGAACCTCGGCGGGTTTAACAAGTATGTGAGGGGAAACGCCAAGGCGAACCCCCATGTGCGAGCTATTGCCGACATCATCCGGGGAGCGGTCGAGGAGGAAATCCCGGAAGTACAGACTTTTCGCAAAGGTGGGGACGAGTTCGGCACCCTCGCCCCGGATACGACGGAGGAACAACTTCACGATATCCTTGCAAGAGCCCAGGAAAGAGTGGATACTTACGTTAAGGAAAACGGTTTTGACGCCATTCCGCACCCCAAGGGCGGGCGTCCCGGGGTCGGCATCTATTTCGGCGTCACCGAATTCAACGGGCACGACAATATCGATCGGGTGGTAGAAACGGCCGACGGCCGTACCGCCCTGCAAAAGGAGGATGGCAATGTCGATGGAGGCCAGATTGAAACGTCTCGGGCTGGACAAAGTGCCGCCGGAGAAACTAAGGGAAGAACTGGAAAAGATAGCGAAGAGGGACAAACCCCGGCTGCGCATACCGGAGGATCTGAAACAGCGCTTTCAGGCGCTGAGCCCCCCGGAGCAGGAACGGGTGCTGTACCTGGTGCAAAGCGCCCTGGAAAAGCGGCAGGAGCGGAGCCCGGCGACGGGACGGTAGCGGAGGTCCCTTCGCTGCCTTCGGTGCAGACCTTGAAGGACGAGCAGGTTTCGCCCGGCACCACCAGGCGCACCCTCTATTTGGCCGGCAAGGGGCAGGCGCTGAAGGCGATCGGCAAGGGCGGGACGCTGTATCGCGCCCTCTTCACGGGGGACAAGGACCGCCACCCCGAGCGGCTGGAGGCAAATCCGGATCATCCGCATACGGCGCAGAACGGGGCGGAGGTGCGGGCTCTGTGGTTTACGACCCAGTTGCAGGATGCCCTGGATATCGCCCGGCACAGGGGCGAAGGTGTCGAGATTGCGCTTCTCGATGTTGCGGCTCTGCCCGAGTCGGTGTATCTGCAGAACGTCGATGACGCCGGATACCTGGAGCGGCTGTGGGTCGGGGTTCCTGGGGGGATCGGAAAAAGCAAGCTGGCTTTCCAGTCCTTGACAGAGGCGGAGGGAGCGGATACTGTTGCAACACAGGAGGGTTCTAATGGACGTGATGATCAAACCCGGGAAAGCTCCGCACCTGACAACGTTGCAGGGCAAGCCGATTCTGGCGGTGCCGGAGTACAGTCAAAAGGGACTGCTGCAGTTGCAGGCCAGCGAAGTGTTCAAGGATCTTCTCTCGGAAAGCCGGCAGGAGGTCCTGCGGAAGTACAAGCGGAACCTGGCGACGCTTCCCCTTCTGGACTGACCGCTCCGCAAGCCGGGCGGTCCCCTTCCTTTGGTTCCACCAATCAACTCGTCACCACCGAACGCGCCGAACAGCTGAGGGCGAAGCTGCGGGCCAAGCTGAGCAGCGAGTTGCGCAGCGGCATCGATCCGGAGATTTTGGCTTTGGGTACGGAGTTGGCCGTCTTCTACCTGGAGGGCGGGGTGCGCTCCTTTACCAAGTTTTCGCGCCGGATCGTCGCGGAGATGGGGGAGGCGGTCAAGCCTTACCTGAAGAGCTGGTATATGGGCGCGCGGTATTTCCCCGGGCTGAACACGGAGGGGATGGACACGGCGGCCACGGTGGAAGCCCTGGATGTGGATGAGGTTACAGAAGGGGCTCAAGCCGCCAAAGATTCTGATACAATTCAAACGGAGGATACCGATGTCACTGACCAGCGTAGCGGCGCCGATCTGGAACGAAATCGCGCGGACGCAGAAGCTGCGGACCGCGTGGGCGAAGGCGACCTTTCCCCTGAACCCGGAACAGATGGCGGAGCAGGTGAGCGAGGAGTACCTGCAGATGAAGGCGAAGGGCATACCCCACGAGGTGGCGTCGGCGTTTCTGGACCTGAAGCCGTTGCTGCTGGAGAACGAGGCGATTTCTCGCCATATTCTGAAGACGAACAGTCTCTCGCTGAGGACGGCCCTGCCGGAAGTGACGACGGTGAGCGAGGCGGTGATGCTGGCCTCGATGGACTCGCCCCTGACCATATCCCAGCAGAAACAGTTGGCGCAGCTGCTACAGGCGGCGTCAAACTGATCCCCAAGCGGACCGCGCAGAAAAAGGCGCAGTCCGTCAAGATCATCCCTACCGACAAAAACAATATCGACGCATCCCTCCCCTTTCTCCATGACGGACAGCGGGCCGACGTGGCCTTTGCCGAGGAGCGCTTTGCCAAGCCGCAAGGCTACGGTGTGCTGTTCACCAACGGCACCGGCACGGGCAAGACGTATTCCGGTCTGGGCATCGCCAAGCGTTTCGAGCGCCAGGGCAAGGAGAACATCCTGATCGTGGTGCCCGATGCCAAGGCGGTGGTCGACTGGCGGGAATCGGGAAAGAATCTCGAGCTGGAGATCGTCGAACTGGCCGATACCAAGGATCACGGCCGGGGCATCGTGGTGGCCACCTATGCCAACCTGGGGCAGAATGACGCCCTGGTGCGGCGGGATTGGGATCTGGTGCTGGCCGACGAATCTCACAACCTGATGCAGGCCAAGGATGGCGGCGAGACCCTGGCACTTGCCGCGCTGCGGGCGATCAGCAACCATCCACGCGGCAAGGCCGACCGGCATGCCATGCTTTACCGCCCGGAACTCGACGAGCTGAAGCGGTTGATCGAACAGCGCAAGGCGAACGTCAAGATCATGAACCTGGACGACACCATGGACCAGGTGCATGACTCCCTGCGGCTCGAGAACGAAAAGCTGGACGGCAAAATCAACGCGCTGCAGCGGCGGATCGAGGAGACCCGCAAAGCGGTGGCCGCGCAGGTGGATGCGGCGCAGGGCGAACAACGGACCCGGGTGGCGTTCCTGTCGGCGACGCCGTTTGCCTACGAAAAGAACGTCGACTACGCCGAGGGCTACCTGTTCGACTATCCGGAGGATGGCCACATCGGCAACAGCCGGCAGGGCGGCTTCGAAAAGTTCATGGTGGAGCATTTTGGCCACCGTATTCGCTACCACAAGCTGACCGAGCCGGGCCCGGAGGTCAACCGCGGTCTGCTGCAGCGGCAGTTCAATTCCTGGCTGAAGAAGGAGCAGGTGCTGGCCGGGCGGATGCTGGATGTCGATCAGGACTATGACCGCAAGTTCGTGCTGACCGAAAACGCCATCGGGGCGAAGATCGACGAGGGGCTGCAGGTTTTGTGGGAGGACAAGCGATATAGGGAGTTGTGGCGCCTGGTGCAAGAGAAGTTTGACCATCTCTCCCGGCGCTATCTGCTGGAGGCGATCAAGGCCCGGGAGGCGGTGCCGTTGGTCAAGGAACACTTGGCCCTGGGCCGCAAGGTGGTAGTATTCCACGACTACAAGAAGGGCGGCGGCTTCAACCCCTTTGACCTGAGCGCCTACCGCAACAGCGGGCAGGAGGTGGCCACCGGGGACGGCGAGCAGGCCACGCTGGGGGCCCTGGTGCAGGGGTTCGAGGCGGAACGCCCGGATCTGGCCAAGCTCGACCTGCGCGGGCTGGCGTCGCCCATCGAGGTGTTCGGCCAACACTTCCCTGGGGTGCTGATCGTCAACGGCGACCAGTCGACCAAGGAGAACCTGGCGGCCTATAAGACCTTCAACGACGATGGCAGCGGGCCGCAGGTGCTGCTGGTGCAGTCGGCCAAGAACGCCGGCTGGAGCGGGCACGATACCACGGGCAAACATCAGCGGGTGCTGTTCAACTTGGGGATGCCGACCCGGCCGATCATGGCCATCCAGCAGGAGGGGCGCATCTACCGGGTGGGGCAGCGGAGCAACGCGCTGTTCCGCTACCTGAACACGGGCACCAACTGGGAGCGGTTCGCCTTCGCCACAACCATCGCCAGCCGTTCGAGCACGGCGGAGAATCTGGCGCTGGGCGAGGAGGCGCGGGCTCTGATGGATGCCTTTATCCAGGCGTTCGAGGAGTCGGACGCCTATCCGGCCGGACACGAGGGCGAGGGGATCGGAGGCAAGGAGCGGGACCGGGCGGCGAATGCGGCCCTGTCCGAGTGGGACCGGGCTACGACCCTGTATTTCGCGCAGCACAAGAAGACCAGCCGTACCAAGTCCCTGGAGGGTACGGACTATTTCGCCACGCCGGAGCCGCTGGGCTTGAAGATGGTGGAATGGGCGGGCATCCGCGACGGGGAGAGCGCCCTGGAGCCGTCGGCCGGGCATGGCGCCATCGCCCGCTGGTTTCCGGAGCATATCGCGCGCACGGCGATCGAGCCCTCAAGCGAATTGGCGTCCCGCCTGAAGATGGTGACGGATGCCAAGCTGCTGCAGGAGAGGTTCGAGGATTTTCACATCGTCAACAAGTTCGATGCCATCGTCATGAACCCGCCCTTCGGGACCGGAGGCAAGACGGCGATCGAGCACCTGGACAAGGCCACCGGGCATCTGCGGGAGGGGGGCCGGGTGGTGGCTCTGATTCCCGCCGGGCCGGCGGCGGACAAGCGGTTCGAGAAGTGGTTTTATGAGGAGGACGCGAAGGGCAGGAGCGTGCGGCCGGATCTGCATCTGGCGGCGGAGGTCAGGCTGCCGCAGGCGACCTTCGAACGGGCAGGAACCAGGGTGGCGGCGAGGATCGTGGTCATCGACAAACTGAGCGATCCGGCCGAGGCCCCGGCGCAGATGTCCCGGGATTACTCGGACGCCGTGACGATCAAGGAGTTTTTCGAGCGGATCGAGGAGGCGGGCATCGATCGGCCGAAGACCAAGGAGCGGGAAGCTGCGGAAGCGGCGGCGCCAGTCGAGGAGGGCGGTTTCCGCTTGACTGAGACGACTCACGCCAAGAAAGGCATCGAGCTGTTCGTGGCCACGCCGACCGATTTTCTGGAGAAAGACGCTTTCAACGAATTGCGCCAGGCGGTCAAGCGGCACGGCGGCTATTATTCCAACTACCGGGCGCAGGGGGCTGTTCCCGGGTTCCAGTTCGAAAGCGCGGAGGCCCGGGCGGCGTTTGTAGCGGAGACCGAAGGCGGCGGGGATTTGGTGCCGAAGTTCTCGGCGCAGCAGGAATCAGTCGGCCCCGTCGCGCTTGCGGACGTAGAATTCAATACGGTCTTCAACCGGATCACCGCCCGGATGGAAAACACGGACGGATTCGTAGTAGTGTCGACGGCGCGCGCGCTTCCGGCGCGCATTCTGGCGGAGGTAGAGAAGCAGGGCAACCAGCCCGAGGAGATAGACGGCGTATTTCATAGGGGCAAAGTCTATATCGTCCGCCAGCATATTACAAGCGTGAAGATGCTGGAGGAGATCCTGTTCCACGAGTGGCACGGCCACGCCGGGCTGTACGCCATGTTCGGCAACGACGGCAAGCGGCTGCAGCGGGCGATGCTGGACCTCTACGCGTCCCTGCCGGCGGGGGAAATGCTGCGGCTGGCCAAGAAGTACCGGTTCAACCTGACCCGATACGCGAAAGCCCTGCGCGAGGCGGGCTATGACGATACGACCCGGCATGCGATCCTGATGGAGGAACTGCTGACCCACCTGACCCGGGAGTACAGCCGGGGCGGCATCGCCGCGAAGGTGCGGGAGATCATCGGCCTGGTGCGGGATTGGCTGCGCAAAAACGGTTTTGCCACGCTGGCGCAGATGGGCGAGACGGATATCGCCTTTCTGCTGAAGCGCGCCCGGGCCTACGCCGAGGCCGGCGCCTGGGCGAAGGACGGGCCGGTGGTGGCCTTGAACGGCCAGGAGATCCTGCAGCGGCTGCGCGAGCACGGGATTACCGAGGAGATGTTGACCAAACTGCTGTCGGGCATGGCGCGGTTTTCGGCGGCCTGGCATGGATCGCCACATGACCACGATAAATTCGACATGAGCAAGGTCGGCGCCGGCGAAGGGGCGCCGGCGTATGGACATGGGCTGTATTTTGCCGGGAAGCGGGAGGTTGCGGAGCACTACCGGGATGTACTTTCTGAGCGGAAATTGAACGCGCTGAAAAAACTCGAACTTATCGGTCTTGGTGGACATGGGCTCTCCAAGGACCTTGCCGTGGAATTGAATAATAACGGTGGCGACCTGATAGCGGCTCACGCGACTTTGCTGCGGTTCACCAAGACCTTCGAGCAAGATGGTGATACTAAGCGCGGAGCCGCCGTTCGTTTATTCGCTGACCGGGTTAAGTCCGTTATAGACATGGGGCGAAAGACCATAAAGATAGATCGTGGCAGACTCTACCATGTCGAACTGGCCCCAGCCGACGACGAGTATCTGGACTGGGACAAGCCGCTTTCAGAGCAGAGCGAGAAGGTGCAGTCGGCGTTGCGCGGCCAGGTGGAAAGAGATACCTACCTGTGGGACGATTACCGCACGGGAGCCCAGGAGCGGCGGGAGATGGAGGGGAGCGGGGTTTACATCGATCTCGCAAAAAAACTCGGCACCTACGAGGACATGAACGGGAATATCCAGCCCGACGACAAAGCCGCATCCGAATTTCTCCACTCCCTCGGCATCCGGGGCATCCGCTACCTGGACGGAACCAGCCGGGGCACGGGCGATGGCAGTTCGAACTACGTCATTTTCGATGACGCCGACATAGAGATAATGGCGAAGTTTTCGGCGGGGGGAGTAAACCCGGAGATTGCCGCGGTGGTCCCTCTGCGCGAGGCGGCAAGTTTCAGCGAGGCAAGGCAGGCGGCGGAAGCGTTCCGGGGAAGGGACCTGATCAACGCCGCCACCGGGTTGGTGGCCCGTGTTTCGCGCAACTCCCTGGATAAGATGCTGAACGACAAGGCTGTCGGAAAGTCCGAAACCTCGCGGCATCATGCGCTGGCAGTCGCCAATTTGGATGTTTTGTTTCAAGATGCGGTTTCCGGGTGGAGCAAGCCGGATGTTCGCAAGGATCCGAATATCAGGGCAATTCGCAGGTTTTTCGTGCCCATGGATGTGGAGGGAAAGATACTGCTGGCGAAAATTACCGTGAAAGAGACGGCGGATGTCGGTACGCCCAACCGAGTGTATTCCGTGGAATCGGTCGAGTTCAACGAAAAATCCCCCGCAGCTACATGGGTTGCCGCAGCCGCCGGTGCCGACGGCATCGACCTGACTTCAACCCGCTCTGCGAGGGATATTCAAAATCTAGCACAACTTATTGAGGATTTCAATGTGAATTCGGACGATGGTATTCGCTATTCCATCGCCCAAACCGCCAGGGACAAGGCCACAGCCGGGCGGGAGTTGGTGAAGAACCTTACCCCGAATAAGGCCGGCTTGGTCTTCGAAACCCTCTCCGACATGCTGCCGGAGCGGATGAAGGCGGCGGTGGGTAGTGTTTTGTCCAATCCCCATTACGGCAGCAAGAAGTCCAAGCATCGGGGCGCGGCCTACGACCTGGCCCTGGAGCGCGGCGCCAATGCCAACGAGATCAAGCACGAGATCATGGCGCAAACGAAGAATTACGACGGGATGGAGGGGTTGCGGGAGCATTGGCGCAAGGCATCCACGGCCGAGCGGGCGATGGTGGACAAGCTGCTGGTGGAGGGGGATATAGCCGGGGTGGAGTATGGCGTCGAGGATCTGAACGGCGCCAACAATCCCCTGGGGCGGCAGGTGCCCCTGCGGGTGCAGAGTGCGTATTTCGCCTTCCGGCAGACCATCTCCCACGCCACGGAGGTGATGTTCGACCGGCTGGGGCGGCTGCGGCTGTTGCCCCACGAGGGCACGGAGTATTACCAGGAGCTGGTCGACCTGCTGGACGAGGGGCTCAGTTCCGACCAAGTGACGCGCCGGTTCGGCATCAACGAGAAGGCGGTGGAGGCCTACCAGCAGATCCGCGCCGGGCGCCGGAAACTGGACGCCCTGACCGATCCGTACCGGAAACTGCCCTGGTACAGCAACCTGCGCGATTCCCTGGAGCGGGGCATGACCGGCGTCGAGATGCAATCCGAGTTCGGCAAATCTCCCGATCTGATGCAGGCGTTTTTCGAGGTGAAGAAGCAGTTGGCCGGGGTGGAGATCGTCACCGGCGAGAAGTTCAAGCGGGCGCAGTGGTACAAGACGCTGCTGGATCTGCTGCGGCTGGGCGACGAGCATCCGATGCTGCAGAAGATGGAGCTGCTGAACGCCTACAAGGGGGTGCAATCCTACGACAGTCAGCTGGCGAAGCTCAAGGATGAATGGCGGCAGGTCGAAGGTTACCTGCCGCGCATCCGCAAGGACGGCGAGCAGCACGTCAAGGTCTGGCAGGTCGGGGAGGACGGCACCTTTGTCGAGGTGTGGATGCAGCCGGCGAAGACCAAGTTCGGCGCCAAGCAGTTGCGGGACAAGGTGGAAAAGAACCTGGCAGAATACATCCCCCAGTCCTTCGATCCGAATGCCCACTACGAGGTGGTGGTGGAGCCGAACACGGCGACGCCGGAGGAAATCTTTTTGGGCATCGGCTCGCACCGGGCGATCGAGGCGCTGCTGTCCAAGGTGTTCGACAAAGCGGCGGCGGCCGGGGTGCTCGAAAACCAGATGGCGGTGCAGAACCAGGTGCTGCGCATCCTGGCCGACGAGATTTCGGCCCGGGGTTTCGGTCGGCACAAACTGGCCCGCGCCCAGCACCTGATCGAGGGCTACGAGACGCAGAATACCCCGGCGATCCTGGCGCAGTTCGTGGGCGGCATGGCGGGCTGGCTGTCGAAAAGCGAGTTCGCCATGCGGGCCAACAAGCTGATGTCCGAGATTCCGGATAGCCGCCCGCACGACAAGTCCTGGGTGAAGGAGTACGTGGACGATGCGTTGAAGAATTCGACCTACATCGACCAGTGGTTCGGCACCGCCCGCAGTTTCGCGGCCTTGATGTACCTGGGGTTCAAGACCTCTTCGGCGGTACTGAACGCGACCCAGAACTATATCTGGGGGCAGGCGAAGCTCTCCAGCTACACCAAAGGGGCGACCCGCAAGCTGCTCAAGGCGCAAGTGGACGTGCTCCGGGACCACCTGCTGACCAAGGCCGGCAAGGCGGGTCTGCTGACCGAGGAGGAACGCTGGGCGCTGGAGCAGGGGTTGCGGCGGGGCCGGTCTCAGGCCAATTTCGTGCGGGCGATGTCCGGCATGGACGATACCGGCGGGGTGATGGGCAATTTTCAGGGCGGGGTGCGCTGGCTGACGGAAAAGGCCATGAAGCCTTTCCAGGCGGTGGAGACCTACTGGAACCGCGAGCCGGCTTTGCTGGCGGCATTCCGGGTGTTCCGGGGCCAGGGGCTGGAGAAGGAAGCGGCCCTGAAGCAGGCCGAGAAGTTTGTCGACGACGTGCATTTCGTGGTGGGCAAGGAGAACATCCCGGCGGTGCTGCGCAAGTTGGGGCCGCTGGGGCGCACCCTGTATACCTTCCAGAGCTATACCCACAACTATCTGCTGGGGATGTTGAGCAGCCTGGGCAACGGGGAATTCCAGGTGGTGGCGCGTTCGCTGACCGCTCTGGTGCTGTTCGGCGGGCTGGCGGCGCTGCCCTTCGGCGACGACCTGGACAAGTGGTACCGGCGGCTGTTCGGTGAGCGGCCGCTGCGGATGCTGGACAAGTGGCTGCGGGAGACGGCCGGGGAGTACACCGACTTCGGCGACCAGATCGCCGACTTCGTACTGCACGGCGCGCCGGCGCTGGCCGGGGTGAACTTCAGCCGGGCCATCGGGGTGAACATCCCCTGGTTCTCTCCGGAGGATGAAAGCCTGGCGGAGCGGGTGACCGGTGTATGGGGCGGGCTGGCGCAAAAGGTGGTCTATGCCGCCGACGCGGCGGGCAAGGCGGATTTCTGGCGGGCGGCGGAATACCTGTCGCCGGAGGCGCTGGCCAACATCCTGCGCGCCTATCGGCACTACGCCGACGGGGCGACCACCCTTTCCGGGCGGCCGGTGTTCGGCGACGATGGCAAGCAGGTGCGCTACACGGCGAAAGAGGGCGTGATCCGCGCCTTCGGTTTCATGCCCCTGGAACCGTCGAAACAGAGTCAGAACCGCTGGGACGCCCTGCGCGCCCGGGATTACTGGAACGAGCGCAAAGCGGACGTGCTGGCGAGGTTCCGCATTGCCAAGGACCGCAAGCAGGCGGGGCAGATGGTACGCGAGTTCAACCGCGAGCTGCGCGGTGCCCCGGGCGGCGTGCTGGTGCCGCCGATCACCCTGCAGACCCTGCAGCAGGCGCTTCGGACCCGCCCGGACCGGCGAGAGTTGATGTATCGGCGTTAAAGTGCTTGCATTTCCGTTAAATGTTGCGCTACCTGTGTTCAATATCATAATGAATTTTCCTGAAGGACGGAGGGGGCATGCAGGATCATTGCGAGAAGGTTGACGCATGGGACGCGCAACGGGAGCGGAACGAGCGATATGACCGCATGTTCGACAAGATCGAGCAGCACATGGGCGAGCAAACGGCCCTCATGCGGGACATCGCAAAGCAGGGGGAACGGATTGCGACCCTGCAGCGGGATCAGCGGGAGAACCGCCAGTTGATCGACAAGTTGTTCGATCGCAACCGGGAGGATGAAAAAAGCCACGCAGATTTCCGCACCACCGTCACGGCCCGGTTTCATCAGATAGAGATCGATCCGATCAGGGAACAACGGGTGGAGAAGCTGCGGTTTTCCACCGGGGCATGGCTGGTGCTGGTCACCGTGGCGCTCAATCTGCTGGTGGGTTGGCTGAAAGGCTTGTCGCAGATGGGCGTGGGGCCGTGAATTATATGGTGGAGGAAGCGATGGTGTGGCGAGTCTGATGCGGATCATCTACTCCGAGTGGCTGGATACGGAAATAGCCATATTCGACACCGTTCAATCATACCTGGATTGTGCCGAGAAACATGGGATCCCGCCCTACGACATGCCGGACGGGACGCTGGCGTTTTATCAGTTCGCCAAAGGCAAGGACGGCAAAACGTTTTTCATGATCTGCTTTGTTGACGGGAAGTCAAGCCTGGAGACGGTGGTTCATGAAACCAGTCATTTGACCGACTGCCTGTTTGAGTGGCGGGGGTTTGAGGCCTGCACGGAAACAAGGGCCTATTTCCATGCCTGGTTGTTCAAAGAGGTACTGAAGACGGGGACGCTGAGGGGCGGCCGGTTGGTTTTTCGCTGAGGAGATGCTGATGAAGATAGAAAGACTCATTATTCATGCTGCGTACACGCCGGCTGAAATGGATATCGGCGCCGAAGAAATCGACCATTGGCACCGGGCCAAGGGCTGGCGGGCTATCGGCTATCATCACGTGATCCGCAGGGATGGCATGATCGAAAAGGGCCGGGATCTGAACAAAAACGGTGAGGTGACCGATGAGATCGGCGCCCATGCCGCCGGGTTTAACTTGGGGTCCATCGGGGTCTGCCTGGTGGGAGGTATGCCGGATTTCAATTTCACCCGGGCCCAGATGAAAGCCCTGGAGCACCTGGTTGGACAGTATGAATCCCGCTATCCGGGGGTTGAAGTGTTGGGGCACCGCGACCTTCCTGGGGTGTCCAAGTGTTGCCCGTGTTTTGACGTGCGGGCGTGGTTTTCCAAGGGGTAGTTTCTCACAAAAAGGGAGCGAAAAATGAAAAGTTTCAAGGGAGGGCTATTGTTTTTGGGGTGTCTGATGGTGTTTTTGATGGTGCCGGTGCTGGTGCTGGCCGATACCGGCGCTGCGGGTACCGACTACGGGGGCACCCTGGCGGAGTTCCTGAGCGCCGTGGTGTTCCCCGTCATCGCCGCTTTCATGCTGGGCCTGGTGGGTGTTTTGCTGAACCTGGTCCGCAAGAAATGGAAGCTGGACATCTCGCAGCGGCAGGAGGAGTTTATTGACGGGCTGGTACGCAAGGGTCTGGCCTACGCCGAGGAAAAGGCGGCGGCTGCGGTCAAGCGCGGAGTCAGAAAGTATACCGGCAATGAAAAGGCGGATGAGGCCATCGCCTTCGTGTTGAGTCATGCGCCGCACTTGTCGGTAGTGGAAATCAACACCAAGGTAACTGCCTGGCTGGGGCTCACGCCGGGAGTCGGCGCCACCGGCAACCAGTCTTTGGGATACTGGGTCGGAGATCCAAAGCCGGAGCCTGACATCGAGCCGGCGGCCGAAGCCGCTTAGTCACATGGCGGCGTCCATCCTGACCATCATCGCCGCGCTGTTGCCCCTGTTTCTCGACTGGCTGGAGCAGCAGCGCAAGGAGAGTCCCTATGACGACGCGCAAGAAATCCGCCGGGAAGCGGCTGTTGGTGATGTCGATGCTCTTGCTGTGCGCATTGACCGCCTGCGCCAAAAAGCTGCCCGTCTACGTCATGGACGACAGCCGGCCGGTATTGGTTAAACAGGGCGACCCGGCCCCGGCCGACGGCTACTGGCTATCGCCCGGCGCCATGGCCGACCTACTGGAGCTGGCTGAGTCGGCGCGGTGAGCGGCCCGCAAAAAAACCGTTGATAAATCGTTGATAAATGACCACGAAAAAGGGGTTACGGAATGTCCGTAACCCCTTGTTTCTTATGGTGGAGCTAGGCGGGATCGAACCGCCGGCCTCTTGAATGCCATTCAAGCGCTCTCCCAGCTGAGCTATAGCCCCGTCTTTGCGAGGCTCACTTTATAGCAAAGGGCCAGCGGCACTGTCAACAGCTTTTTTCCGCCAGTGGCGGATTTCCTGTCCGTCGGCGGCGACGAGGAAGCGATCGCATGGGTGGATCACCGGGAGGGGCCGGACGTCGCCGGTCAGGAACCGGGTTGATCCTTCTGGCCGGTCCGGAACAGGGTCAGCAACATCCTGAAACGTTCCACGGCCTGCACCTGGTGGGATACACCGCCGGGCATCAGCACGATCTCCCCGGTTTTGACCCGGACCGGCTTGCCGCCGATGGTGATTTCCGCTTCGCCGTCCAGAATCTGGACGAAGGCGTTGAAAGGGACGGTGTGCTCGGACAGGCCCTGGCCCTTGTCGAAACTGAAGACGGTCAGGGTGCCCGTCTCGTCCTGCAGCAGGGTGCGGCTGACGATGGCGCCTTCCTGGTAGCCGGTCAGGGTGACCAGTTCGGCCGGTTCGGCGGGAGGCAGATTCAGGGTGGTCTTGTGGCGGGTCATGGCAGTCTCCTTCTCAAGGTGGTGGTATGGGCACATTATCTTCCGGCCCCGGTCCGGCCACCTTGACTCATATCAAATACCTGTCGAAACAGTTACCGGTGGATTTCATGCCTCTTCCGGCCCGGGACAAAGAAAAAACCCTGCCTTGGGGGCAGGGTCGGGGATTTCGCCAAAGTTCATGAGCCGTAACGCCGTAGGGCGGACTTTTTGCGACGCCATGGCTAAGCAAAAATTTCGTCCTACAAGGCTTGGTGGTTTTTCAGGGGCGAAGGCATACATC